AATCAAGAAGAGAGATTTGTTCAGACCTTTTGCACCTGCCATACTTGAAGAGCACTGTCAAGATTACTTCGACATGCCTAAAGAATCAAGGTATATGTCATACGTTTATAAATGTAAGCAACCAAAGGCGATACCTGCCTGTATACACGTTGATAACAGTGCTAGGGTACAAACAGTACCAAAAGACTCAGAAAGCATTCTGAGACCTATACTGGAGTGTTGGTACAAACGTACAGGTTGTCCTGTCTTGTTGAATACATCTCTGAACATCAAGGGGAAACCTATGGTAAATACAATCGGAGATGCAAAATCATTTGAGATGAAATATGATGTCACTGTGTTTTAGTGGATGTAGTATCACATGGGGTGATGAACTACAAAATCGATATGCTGAAAGATATAGCACCCTTGTATCTAATCACTATGATGCAAGACATGTAAATTTATCAGCATGTGGTATTAGTAACGATACTATTGTAAGAAATACAATAAAATATCTGCAGAAAACAAGACCAGATGTGGTGGTCATACAATACACTGTTCATCCTAGATTAGAATATTTTAATGATAAAACTAATGTAATAGAAAATTGGACACCACAGGATGCAAGAAAATCTCAAAAACTTAGGGATTACTACTCATCAGTTTATAACATTGTCATGGCTGCTGAGAATATGTGGAAGAATATATTTTTATTTGATACTTATTGTAAGAGCATTGGTCAAAAGTATGTTTCTATAATTGCAGATCACTTTGAACGTATTATAGTAGAACCGACAAAGTTTTATCAAGGTCATAGTGGGTATTGGAGAGAGATGTGTGGAGATTACAATTCTACTTACATACAAAAAGAATTACTTGGAATGGAATTTAAAAAACCAGAAAACTACGCAAGAGGTATGAATGGTGGACATCCAAGTGAAAAAGGTCACATACAAATGGCAAAAAAAGTTATCGAGTTGATAGACGCTATATAAAGTGTTATAATGATTATGACTGAACTCTAATTATGGCTAAAGGATTTAAGGTGGTTTCTAAATCACCAATTGCGAATGAGGAAGCTTTCGATATTGAAGCAGCGAAAGAACTCATCAAAGGTAAAAGTATTGTATTTTGTTTACCTGGTCGAGGTGTATCATATATTTTTCTAAAGAATTTCGTATCACTCTGCTTTGAGTTGGTGCAGAACGGAGCAAATATACAAATAGCACAAGACTATAGTTCCATGGTGAATTTTGCGAGATGCAAGGTTCTAGGTGCAAACGTATTGAGAGGACCTGAACAATTACCTTGGGATGGTAAACTCAACTACGACTATCAACTATGGATTGATAGTGATATAGTGTTTACTAATGAAGCATTCTACAGAGTGCTTGCGATGGACAAAGATATTGCAGGTGGTTGGTATGCTACAGAAGATGGTAGAACAACATCATGTGCACACTGGTTAGAAGAAGATGATTTCAAAGAAAATGGTGGTGTGATGAATCATGAGATGGTAGACGGTATAGTAAAAAGACGTAAACCATTTACTGTTGACTATTCTGGGTTTGGTTGGTTGCTAATCAAGAAAGGTGTATTTGAACATAAAGAGATGAAGTATCCTTGGTTTGCTCCTCAGATGCAAGTCTTTGACTCAGGTGAGGTACAGGATATGTGTGGTGAAGACGTATCATTCTGCCTTGATGCGATCAAAGCAGGTTTTGAAATATGGATAGATCCACAATGTAGAGTTGGTCACGAGAAAACTAGAATCATATAGATACTTCCGATGAGTAATATAACTGATATGGAATTGTATGACATATACATCAAAGGATCGCTAGAGTTTAAGTCAATTACTGAGGAAGAGATGGAGGATAAAGTGCAAGAACTGGCAGACGATTATTACAAAGAAGGGTTCCCACATCCTGATGAAATAGAGGTCAGATACCTTGGTCATGAAGACGACCCTCAATAGAGGGTCTTTTTTTTGCTCTAAATAATGATAAATATACCCAGACTATAAAGATCTAGTGCCAGCACAGACTTTTTCAACAGGATTCAAAGATATTTCACTATCTTTTAAAAAACATCCCGTAACGGATGATATTCTTGTGCTGAAAAATGAAGATGCTATAAAACGTTCTGTGCAGAATCTAGTTCGCATACAGTTGGGAGAGGTGTTTTTTAATAATCTATTAGGAACTCGTATAAGTGGTTCTTTATTTGAACTCGCCAATAATGATTATACTGATCCAATTCGATCAGAGATTCAAACAACGATCAAGAACTTTGAACCAAGAGTAAATCTGACAGATGTAAAATTTATTTCTACACCAGATGAAAACTCAATTGATGTAACTATATTTTATGATATTGTTGGACTAAATGCACCCAATCAATCAGTCAATTTTATTCTCGAACCAACTAGGTTATAATGGCACTTCAACAATTTACAAACCTAAACTTTGAAGATATAAAGTCTTCTATAAAGGATTATCTGAGAGAAAACTCTAATTTCTCGGATATGGATTTCGAGGGATCTAACCTGTCGATTATAGTAAATTTATTAGCGTATAATTCATATACAACAGCGTATAACAGCAATATGATAGTCAATGAGACATTCATTGACAGTGCAACACTTAGAGAAAACGTAGTTTCTCTAGCAAGAAATATAGGTTACGTCCCTAGATCAAAGAGAGCAGCAAAAATGCTCGTAGATTACAGTATGATAGGGATTACAACTTCAACTTCAACTTTTGGTATTGAACCTGGTGTGGTGGCAAATGGCACAGTGTCAGATGTAAATTACATATTCTCAATACCAGAAAAGGTCACTGGTACTTCTAGTGAAGGAGAAGCAGTGGGAAGTGTAGAGATATTCCAAGGTCAGTATCTTAAGTCTTCTTTTGTAATCAATGACTCTCAACCCAATCAAAGATTTATCCTACCCAATAATGGTGTAGATACATCAACGATAAGAGTAAACGTCAAAGAGAACAACGCAAGCACCACTGGCACTGCGTATACTCTAGTAGATAATATTATCGGTGTTACATCAACATCAAACATATATCTTTTACAAGAAACTACTGATGAGAAATATGAGGTTCTCTTTGGTGATGGTATTTTTGGTTCTAAGTTAGATAATGGTAACATAGTTGATATATCATACATCAAGACAGAGGGTAAAAATGGAAATGGTGTAAGTAGAGTAAATTTTGCAGGTGTAATAACAAATGAGGATGGTGCAACTGAAACAAATGTTGATACTATATTGTCTCCACAGTATCCGTCAGAAAATGGTGATGATATAGAGGATTTGCGTAGTGTAAGGTATTATGCTCCTAGATTGTACTCATCACAGCATAGAGCAGTCACAGCAAGTGACTATGAAGCAATAGTTCCATCCGTGCACCCTAATATAGAATCAATAAGTGCGTTTGGTGGTGAAGAGTTGACACCTCCTAAGTATGGTAGAGTCTTTATCGCTGCTAAACCAAAGAACGGTTCGTTTTTATCTGAGTTTACAAAAAAACAAATACTATCTTCCTTGAAAAGTTATTCTGTGGCAGGTATAGTTCCAGAAATCATAGACTTGAAATTCTTATATGTAGAACTCGATACTTATGCTTATTACAATGCAAACTTTGTAGGGGACACAGAAAACTTAAGAACCGACATCATAAACGCCATGACTTTGTTTGCTAGTGGCACAGAGCTGAATAAATTTGGTGGCAGATTCAAATACAGTAAAGTTTTATCTCTAATAGACAGGGTAAGTGACTCTATCACATCAAATATCACCACTGTAAGAATTAGAAGAAATCTAGTAGCACAATTGAACGTGTTCAGTCAGTATGAGATATGTTTTGACAATACTTTTCATAGAAATGAATCATCATACAATATTAAGTCAACTGGATTCACTGTATCTGGTGTATCTGGCACAGTATATTTTTCTGATCAATTTGTATCAGGTGACAAAGGAAACTTATTCTTATTCCAGATTGATACAGACTCATCAGTCAAAATATTGTCTTCATCCTTCGGGTCAGTAGACTACGCTAAAGGTGAGGTAATTATAGACACAGTAAGTATCACATCTACTGTGCAGTCTGACAATATTATTGAAGTGCAAGCGATACCTCAATCAAATGATGTATTAGCAAGAAAAGAATTGTACTTACAATTTGACGTATCTAATAGTAATTTCTTTATGAGAGAGGACTCAATAGCTACAGGTGCTAACACATCAGGTACAAGATATAATCCTCAATCAAGTTACTCAAATGGTGCCAAGGTAAGAGGAGCGATGATTGTAAGCACATCATCTGCTACCACTCTGGTCGGATATGTGAATGGGCAACCTTATTATGGTGCTTTCCATACTATGGCTAACGGAAATAAAATGACAGGAGCATCTCACTCACCTGATAGTCTTCCGATTACCAGCACTCCGACAAGTCCGATAGATACATCAACAACATCTGTTTCTTCGACATCAAATACATCATCTTCTTCATCATCAAGTTCAACATCATCCAGTAGTGGATACGGATACTAATGATCCAAACATCGCTTACAAAAGTAAAAGTACATGAGATAATTCAGAGTCAAGTACCTGAAGTTATTGATACAGAAAATCCTAGGTTTGGGGAATTTCTTAAACAATATTACCTCTCTCAAGAATATCAGGGAGGACCTATTGATATATCTGATAATTTAGTAGAATATAAGAGTCTTGATTTTTTGAATACCGAGACTCTCACTGGATTCACGTCAGTATCTCAATATACAAGTGGTGTAGATACAACAATATTTGTTGACTCTACTACAGGGTGGCCGAGTCAATGGGGTCTTCTTAAAATTGATAATGAGATAATCACATATACTGGTATAGGTAGCACATCATTTACTGGATGCGTGAGAGGATTCAGTGGCATAGAGAATAATAGAAAAACAAATAGTCCAGAGTACCTTACTTTTACATCAACAGGTATAGCAACTCATGGTGTAGATGCCAGAGTTACTAATTTGAGTAACGTATTCTTGAATGAGTTCCTCAAGAAACTCAAGAAACAAATTTTACCTGGTTTTTCAGAAAGAAAACTATTCGACAAATTAGATCAAAGCAATTTTATAAGACAATCCAAAGATTTCTACAAATCTAAAGGAACTGAAGAGGCATTCAAGATATTATTTGGTGCTTTATATGGTGAGAAGGTTGAGATGATTCAACCATCAAAATATATCATTAAACCATCTGATGCAGACTATGTTGTAAATGATGTTTTGCTATGTGAGTTAGTTTCTGGTAATCCAATCAAAATATCTGGTCAAAGTTTGGTACAGGAAACTACACCACTTCAAACCAGTGGTTCTGTAACAAGTGTGGAAAGGGCAGTAATAGGTGGTAGAGATTATTATAAAGTTGCTATATCCAAAGGCACAACAATAGGCAAATTTCAACAAGTTGGTAAAACATTCATAACAGAGTCTGCTGGTGTAGGTGCGACTGTATTGAATGTAGACTCAACTATTGGTTTTGGTGCAACAGGCACAGTATCATTTGAAAATAAAGAACTTGAGTACACTGGTAAAAATTATACACAGTTCACAGGTTTAGATGCACTTACCTCACCTTGTGGTATAGGGTCTACAGTTAGATCGGGAATTATTGCTACATCATACGAAGATGGTGATCTTAGTGCACCTGTAACACTCAACGTATTAGGAGTTCTCAATAAATTTGTAGGTTCAGCGATAAATCAGCCTGAAGATGTAAATCTAAACATAAGTCAATTAGGTAAATTAGAGACAGATCTTTTATATTCGACTTGGATTTATAATACCGCATCTTGCTATACAATAGATTCATTCTTCTTACAAAGCACAAATAATTACATTCTCAAATTAGCAGCCGAACATACTCTCTATGTGGGTGATCAGATTGAGGTGATAGACCAAAATGATCCTGATAATTTTCTTCTTGGTAGTATAACCTTTGTTTTTGATGTAGACAATCCAACTGGATCTGTGTCAGTGAATGTGCCGACGTTAGATTTTGATAAAAAATATAAGATAAGAAGAAAACTAAAACTGCAAGGGAATGGTACAGCTGATGTGCAGAACACATATACCGATGATACATCTGCATACGTTGCATCTAATAGTTTACCTCATTGGAATATAGACCCACAGAAGAGAGTGCGGTCATTTAGTAATTCTGGAATATCAACAACACAAGTAGAAATAAGTCTATCTGACCATAATTTACATGATGGTGATCTTGTAGTTTACTCCTCATCAGGTATTGGCACACTTACAAATCTAAATGAGGGTGAGGCATACTATATCAAGAAAGTAGATGACAATACTGTCAAACTCGCATATACTGGAGAGAACGTAAGGAGAGGTCAATTCCTCACTGCATTTATTGGGAATGATATACAAGGAAATACATCACATACTCTGACTCCATTTTCCGTATTTGGAAACGATATAGGTGCACAAAAGATACTTAGAAAATTTGATACACCTGAATATGGTGATGTAAAAGATGAGACAGTTCAGGGTGGTGTAGGATTATTTGCTAATGGTGTAGAGGCATATTCTTACAAGTCATCTGATTTAGTATACTATGGTCCTTTACAATCTGTAGAGGTATTGAACAGTGGGTCTGATTATGATGTCATAAATCCACCAAGTCTTTCTATTACACAAAGCGGACATACTGGTGCTGGTGCATCTGTGATTGCACAGGTAGAGGGAACACTACAAGAGATTTTAGTTGACACTGAAGGACTAGAGTATGAAGAAACACCTACAGTAAAAATTCTTGGTGGTAACAATACAACAGCCATAGCAAAAGCAAAGATGAAGTTTGTGAATCAGACTGTAGAGTTTGATGCTACTTCTACTGGCGGTGTTGTGAATACTGTCACTGATAGATTTGTTTTTGCTGCTCCACATGGATTCAAAGATGCAGAAGAGGTAATATACGATGCTAATGGAAGTAGTACGATAGGAATAGGTGTAACACCTGGCACACTGGTAGACACTGCTCCATATTTTATTGTAAAAATAGATGATTTTCAAATTCATCTCTCAGAGTCAAGGACAAAAGCACTAGCTGGTATTGGCACCCTGCCACTTACAACTAATGGTGGTGGATTGCAAAAATTCAAAACTACTGCTAGAAGACAGAAGGTAGATAAGGTTCTTGTAGAGAGCACAGGTCTTTTCAAGAATAGACAAGTTCAAACAAACACAGGTATAAACACATTTACAAATACCGTAAACATAAATGCACATGGATTTGAAGATGCTGAGAAAATTAAGTATTCGTCAAACGTTAGTGCTATTGGCGGTCTTACAAACAACTCTGAATATTTTGTTGACAAGATCGATGATAATAACTTTAGGTTATGTGAGGTAGTTGATCTCTCTACTTTTGTAGAACTTAAAAATGATGGATTAGGAACTCATGTATTTCAAGATCCCCCAATATCAGTAGATATAAGTGGTAGACAAGGAATTACAACAAGTAATGCAACTGCTACTCCAATTATAAGAGGTAAAGTAATTGCTGTACATGTTAGCGAGAAGGGTAGTGAATATGGATCTACAGTTATCAATGATAACTATAAACCAATTATTGAAGCAAAGATAGGTAAAAATGCTTTCTTACAACCATTCATTGTAAATGGTGGAATAGATCAGATAATTATCAAGCATGGTGGAGAGAACTTCTTCAGCACTCCTGATGTCATAATCAGTGGAGACGGAGTTGGATGTAAGGCAAAAGCAAATGTAACTAATGGTACCATAACCAGTATTGATATTATAGAAAAAGGTGCTGGTTATACACAAGCACTTACATCAGTTACGGTCAAAACACCTGGCGACGGACTTATATTATCTGGCGTAATAAAATCTTGGAGAATCAATCAAGTAGAAAGATTTGCTAAGTTTGGTGATGTGAAGGACGATGATGGATTCCTAGAAACTCCAAGAGTTGCAGAACTAGGCAACCCATATGTAAATTACTATGTTCCTAGAAACCTTAGAAACTTCTTAGGTGATTTAGGACAGGATCACTCACCTATAATTGGTTGGGCGTATGATGGGAATCCTATCTACGGTCCTTATGCTGTAGTAGATGGTAGTAAGAAGTATATTGAATCAAGTTATCGTAAGTTAGCAAGTCAAAGGGTAGACGGACCTAGCATTAGCATCTATCCAGCTGGTTTCTTTGTGGAGGATTTTACATACGTTGAAGGCACGGGTGACCTCGATGAGCATAATGGTAGATTTGCTGCGACACCAGAGTTTCCAAACGGTGTGTACGCATATTATACTACAGTCAATCCAATACAAGTACAGAATGCCAACAGTCCCTTCAACGGGGTGAGAACACCAACATTCCCATATATTATTGGTGACACTTATCATTCAAAATTACAAAAATTCAATACCGCATTTGAATCAACACAAGATATAGATCCTGTATCATTAAGTCTCGTGCGAAACACCAAACCTTACAACATTGGTGAGTATGAATTTGTACCAAATGCAAATAAGAATACACTCATAAATTCAAAGATTACAAAAACTAAAAATGGAATAGTTGATAAAATCGACATAGTTACAGCAGGTAAGGATTATAATGTTGGTGATAGTCTTATTTTTGATAATAAACTTACTGGTGGTTCTGGTGCCATAGGTAAAGTAAGTTTTGTTCAAGGACCTGGCATTTCAACAATTACATCAACTATAACAACTATTGATGACATAGTTCTAGTTGCAGATGCAAGTGGTGTCACTGGTATACACACAGGACCACATAACTTAGTAGATAATTCATTTGTTGAGATAATTGGAATATCAACAGACACTCATGCAAATTTATCGGTAAATACACAAATCAATTTGAAAGAAGTAAGCACTGGTCTTGCTGTAACCATGGGTGCTACTACTAATACAGGTTTGACAACCAGTGTTTTGATAACAGACTGGATACCAGATTATATTAGATTATCTAAAGATTTCAGATTTAAAGTAAATGACCTTGTACAAATAGACAGTGAGCAACTAAAAATACTCAATTTTGACATCAAGAACAATAGACTTGAGATGTTGAGAGCACAGAATGGTACAACTGGTGCAGCACATACATCTGGTACACCTATTGTAAGAGTTGAGAATGAGTTTACATATCAACTCAAGAAACCTGTCAATATAACAACCGAGGAAGACGTAAGTTATTATTTCAATGCTGAGAGTGCTGTGGGCACAGGTAATACATTCGGTGTAGGAATCGGCACCACAGTCACAGTGGCTGGAAGAGGTGGTCATCAGATTACATCCTTCTTCAACAATGAAACAAAAAATATTTTCATACCAACAAGAACAATCTACATGCCACGTCACCCATTCAAGACAGGTGATCATGTAGAGTACAATCCTGGTGCTGGTACATCAATTAAGTATCAAACTGATGCAATGAAACGCACCAACGTTACGTTTACTAGACCACTACCACCTGATGTATTTGTTCAGGTCATAGACAATAATCTTATTGGTATTGTCACCACTAGAACTGGTATTGGTTCTGACTTGCAAAGAGTAATGTTTAGTGCTAATGCAGGTATAGGTAATACACACTTCTTCAAAACAAAGAAAAATGTTGTGACTGGAACACTTAGAATAATAAATGTCACAGCAACATCAAATAATCATACATTTGAGAGAGGGGATAGAATTGATTTGACTGTTGTGTCATCTGCAACAAGTTCAGTCACAGCAGTGTATGATCCTGGTACAAGATTTGTAAGTATAGGGTCATCAGTCAACCCTCCAATTTCACTTACTCAAGGAGATACACTTGAAATAGATACGTCCAATGTATCACTTGAAAATACAAAATTATTATTCTTCCTTGATCAGAACTTCAATAAACCTTTTGTAGGAACAGGTAAATCCTCTATAGAAGTAATCAGTGATGGGATACCTGGTAATGCAGGTTCTAAAACATCAATACACTTCACTAATAGAGTGCCTGATATATTATATTACAAATTTACAGCATTACAAAACACAAAGATAATAGAGACTAACACTGACATTAAAGATTACTCTAAGGTATTTGTAAATGCTAGTAAGTTTACAGGTAATCATGGTATAACTACTGTCTCTACAAATAATTTTAGTTGGAATTTATTCACTGTGCCTGAAAAAGTAGGGTATTCAAGTGCGTCTCAACTTTCTTACATCACAAACACAAAGAATGTCAAGGGAGGGGTTGCAAGAGTATTGCTTCAAGGTGGTGGATCTAATTATAAAGACATTCCACAAGTGTCTGTTGCCTCAACAACAGGAACATCAGCTAACCTCAAAGCATTTGGAAAAGATATAGGAAATATAGATTTAGTAACAATGGTTGACACAGGATATGATTATCCTTCGGATCTTACCTTACAACCACAGGCAGCAGTACCACAAGTTCTCTTTTTGAAGGATAATTTTGCTGTTGACAGTGTTGCTATCACATCTACTGGTAAAAATTATCTCACCCCTCCCGATTTTGTTGTATTCAATAGTAAAACTAATTCAGTAAATGAAAATGCAAAATTTGAAGCAGAGATAGAGGGAGGTGCGGTATCTAACGTCAAGATTGTCACATCTGGTGGAAATCTAAGTTCGGGTGATGTTGAATTACTAGCCGTAAACAATAGTAATGGTGTTGGTATTATAAGTGCGACATACGCTGACCCTAACGTAACACTTAGATTACAAACTCCTCTTACAGGATTCAATACAGACATACCGTTCCCATTTGATGTGGGTGATAAAGTATTTGTTGAGAATGTAGGTGTCAGCACAGGTAGTGGATATAATTCATCAGATAATTTATATCAATCATTTACATTGGTAGGTGTTGACACTGCTTTTGGTAATGTAAATTCAGCAACAATAACCTATGCAGTAGATAAAGATCCTGGCACACATGATTTTGCTAAGTATGGGACTGTAGTAAAAGAGAGTGATCTTGCTAAATTCAAGGTCAATCTTATAGAATCTACTTTCTTAAAAGGTGAACCAATAGTATCATCATCAGGAAAAGAAAGCACGGTTGTTATTGGTAAAAGTAAAACTAGAAATATTTTGCGAGTTGATTCTCTTGTAGGATTCAATACAGGAGATGTAGTGACTGGTAAGTTCTCTAAAGCAGGTGGTACTATAGATTCTACTCAAGAATATGAAGGTCACTTTACTCTTGATACATCAACAGAAAAATCTTTTGGGTGGGAAAGAGACACTGGAAAAACAAATGATTTCTATCAGAGATTACAAGACAATGATTATTATCAAAGTTTTGCATACTCTCTCAAGAGTTTTGTGGGAATCAATAGTTGGAGTGAACCAGTTGATTCACTGGCACACATAGCAGGTTTCAAAAAACACTCTGATCATCTAATAAATTCTGTTCCAACTTCAGCACCACAACCTGCTGGAATATCATCAGGTGCAGGTGGTGTTGTAATTATTGATTCGGAAGCATCATTACTTGATACTCCAAACTTTGATCTTGTTAGTGAAAATACTAATTTAGATGAAAATATTAGTGATGAGGTTACATTTACATCTGGTAGATTTGGTGATGCAATTATATGCAAATCAAACAGAGTATTGGATATTGATGATCTAAGTCCTCAGTTCTACTCTGATCCTAATCTGATTAGATCAGTTGAACTTGATACATTTGACATGTTGACAGGAGGACCTGGCGGTGATGGTATCAGTGCAATCAAATATTATGCACAGGTGGTTCTTGATACGTCTCTTGGCATATCATTCAACGCAACTCAGTATTCTGAGTTCGTGGTGTTCCATGATGGCACAAATGCATTCCTCAATACATACTCAGAATTAAGTGACTCTGATGATCTTGGTGAGTTTACAACTGATGTAAGCGGACCTCTTGCAAGTGTATTGTTTGTTCCTAACAATTCATCATTCAGTTATGATATAACATTCCACAAAGAGGTTATTACTAATGGTGTTGGTGTTGCTTCTACATCATTTGGATTCCAAGAATATAAAGGAACTACCAAACAATTAAACGTGTTTGGTTCTGCAGTTGTACAGGAAGTGGATGCTATAGATGGCACAATGTATAAGTCTGGAAGTATACTTGTATCAGCAAGAGGACCTTTAGGTGAAAAGGAAGTAGATGAGTACACATGGTTAGCAGATGGGGCAAATAAAGTTCTATTCACAAACTTTGGTGGTATGGACGCTGATACTGACATAGGTACGTTCCAAGTGAATATGTTGAGTAATGTATTGAAACTAAGGCATACCTCACCTGTAGGTATGGCAGTAACAGTGTCAGCGTTATCAAGATCTGTAGGTATAGCACAGACCCATGCAAATACTGGTATCACTGGTGCTTATGTGGTAGGAGACACTGAACTTGATGGAACATTTACCACAATTGTTGCAAATGGATCACCATCACAACAGGTCATCTCCACAAAATCATACAGTAACTTTACTTCTTGTAGATTCCACGTTGAGATCAACAATACCACTGACGGTACATATTCCGTATTTGTAGTGGGTGCTAATTCTTATGGTGGCAACGCTTCTTTTAACAAGTATAATAACTTGTTCACAGCAGATGCAGAGAAACGTAATATTGATAATACTGACATACATATTACTGGTACTAATACCCAATTGAGGTTCTTACCAGTTGCAAATAAAGCATATACAGTAAGAGTAGCTGAACTCAAGATTGACAAACCAGATTCAGTATCAAGTAATCAAACATACAACCTATAATGTCATTTCAATTAGGGTCACTCAATAAACAATTCAACACAGAGACTGAGAGTTTTCAAAGGTCGTTCAACCTTACACACAAAGGTGATCCCATATTTTCTCACGAGTTTGATGGTGGATCTAGTACAAATGTTTTACTAGGAGCAAATACTTTTGTTATAAAGAATCATTTTTATGTAACAGGTGAGGAATTGACATATGATGCAACAGGAAATACTGCTATTGGTATAGATCATACCAGTAGTGGAATAGGTGCTGACACCACTCTACCCTCCTCCGTATTTGTAATCAAGGTAGATGAAGACAGATTCAAAGTCGCTGCTTCTAAAGCACTTGCACTAGCAAATGACCCAATTGGATTGACCACTGTAGGTGTAGGATCTACACATAGATTTACAGCACAAAAACTTGATACTAAGTGCATCATTTCGATTGATAATGTAATACAATCACCTTTACTTTCAAATACTGGGACAGCAACCACCACAGAAAATACGATGTTAAATCGTGAGGTTAGATTTGCTGATACTAGAGGATTCAATCAATATGATATAGTTCAAATAGGTAATGAGATACTAAGAATACAAGTCATTGGTTTTGGCACCATGGCGAACAATGTCTTATTAGACAGAGCATGGATGGGCACGTTTGAAGAATCACATACAGGTAATGCAACAGTCACACTCTTAAAAGGTGATTATAACATAAGACAAGATAAAATACACTTTGCAGATGTGCCTTTTGGGGGCACAAGACAGCAGATAGGAGTATCATCAGCATCTATAGATGTGGGAGCAAGTGTATTCACTGCGTTGACTGAAATATTTGAAACTGGCACACAGGTCAAACTAAGGTCACTGACACCACCTACACCACTTACAGGAAATAGAGATTATTTTATAATCAAGAACGCTACAAATAATTTCTCCTTTGCTGAGACACAGGGTGATGCACTCACAGGTGTAGGCATCACTCTGACATCTTCAGGTATTGGAACACACAATCTTCTTGTTGCTGATGTGGTAGAAGGATCAGAATTTCAAGGTAGATCCTTTATAAGGTCTGATTATACAGGCAACTTTTTATTAGATGATTTATCATCAGGTTTCACTGGTGTTGGTAAAACATTTACCATGACAAGTGGTGGATCAAATATTACAGGTGTCACAACAGATTTTGGTGTCATCCTAATCAACAATACATTTCAGAAACCAGATACTGACTATGAGTATATCAGTAATTCAGGAATCACATCTATAAGGTTTACAGGTAATAATATAGCAGGTCAAACTGAAACTTACAGCACCTCTGATGTAAATGCAAATAGATTACCCAGAAAAGGTATTATATCTGGTCTTGGTAACACTGAAGGATTTGGATATCAACAAACGATAGCAGGTTATGGAACTGCTGTAGTGTCTGGTTTTGGTACCATAACAGTATCGATGGGATATACTGGATCAGGATATAGAAGTGATAGCACTCAGTTCAGGGTAAGAGTATTGGGTGGTAATCCTACCACAGGTGCAGCAGGTACATTCTCAGTGCAAGATGGAAGAATAAAAAAAGTCTTTATGGATGGAACGCCAGGTGTTGGATATACACATACCAACGTACCTACATTGGAATTTGACTCTCCATACGGATATGATGATATAAAACTAATCAGTGCTAATACTGGTATTGGTGCATCTGTATCAATAAAAATAGGAATAGGTGACAGTATATCTCAAACTGAAATTACAAACGCTGGATATGGTTTTACTGTAGGTGAGCAACTTACTGTAGCAGGTATACCAACAAACTTTAGTGCTGGAACTAATTTTCAACCAGCAACCTTCACAGTTACTGAAACAAGTGATGATAAGTTCTCTGGTTGGGTATTAGGTAAGTTTCAAATACTAGATGACTTTTCGTCAGAATTCAATGGTAGCAAAACACAATTTACAATAACTGAAAACAACACTCCTATAAGTATTGAAACACAAGCAGGTAGTCCAATTAGTTTGGATGATGTATTACTTGTATTCATAAATGATGTTCTCCAGAAACCAGGTGTAGCATACAAGTTTACTGGTGGTACACAAATTAAATTTACTGAGGCACCACCTACAGGATCATCTTTACAAGTTCTATTCTATCGTGGCACTGACTCAGATATTGGTAGTGCTGAAGCGGTGGAATCGATCACAAAAGGTGATATAATTACAATCAATAGTCCACCATCAGATAGATCTATACTCACACAAAACTCAAGGACGATAAGAGAAACTGTTTCAAGAGATACATTACAAACAACAATATACAAAGGTCAAGGCATCACTGCTGCTAAAACACCATTAAGACCTGTGACATGGAGAAAACA